GTTTTTTTTTAAAGCCTGCCAATCAGTTTGGCCAGATGATAATATTCCGCCATGACCTTGCGTTTGTATCCGTAAAAGTCATTCTCTGTTGCAGGAACTGTCCTGATCTTCTCCATTGTCCGATAACCAATACTGTTCACGATGCTGTCATAGATTTGTGATTCGATGCCGGGCGCATATTTGATAGATACCTGTAACAGATTATATTTATCGCTCTCACTAAGATTCCGCAAGTGACTTTGTAATGTCGGTATATCATCCGGCGGCACTCCGTAGTCAATCAGTGTTGCCTTTCTCAGTTTCATTTATTTCACCTTCTTCATTCAAGCTCCAGTCACATGGCATGCCTCGAAAACATTCTGGACAGTGTTCGTAGAATCCGCAGCCTTTGCAATCTGCTGGCTGTCCAGTACAATATTGCTGTAGTACGTGGTATGCTGATATAGCAAGGTTTGGCGTTATGTCTGGTGTAGGTTTGTTATTCATTTCTTCATCTCCTCCAGTTTCTTTACCGTTTTCCTGTAATCTCTGTTTGCAGACCGAAACATCATCAGAAGTATTTCAGATACAGGCCTCGCTCTGTTGGCTCGTTTGGCTTTCTTGGCACATATAAGTTCGTTTCCTTCTGGGACATATATTCCTACATGATACGGGATTTTCAAAAATACTGTTGCAGCTAATTCCCCTGGCATAACCAAATAATTGTAATCTCCAATGAAATTCAATCCATGGCCAGATTTGAAATCTTCAATAGATGACTTGATTTCATAGCAATAGCAATCACCTTTTTCTATCCCGGAAACACTATTGTTCACTGGAACAAATTTCATATAGTCCACTCTAACTGCATGGTTTGTAGAATAATCAAACGTCACCTCTTTTGCCCAGTAGATACGAGGATCGTTGTTCGGATTGATTTTCTTTTCAATCATGGTTGATAATTCTGCCGTAATCTCAGGCCTTGTCATTCTTCATCTCCTCCAACTTCTTCTCAGCTTCTTCACGGGTGAGAAATAATGATTCACCGATTTTATCTATATCCGACAACTCAAATACGCACTTGTCGATTGTACATGGTGTCTTATTTGAAATACCTAAGATGTAATATACTTCTGTTCCAACCTTACACGGCAATCTCACAAGCAATCCCTGTTCTTCTAAGTCTTCATAAACAGCAAGTTTCGTAAGAATTTTATCCGCAAACGGTTTTAATAATCCATCCGTAATTTCTTCTTTTGCAACTCCTGTACCATCAACATTTCTTTCTCTTTCTGTTAATCTCTCCATCTACTTCACCTCTTATCGCTTGCTTTTTATCGCTCATTTTCATCGCTTGTTTTTGTAATTTCTCTCAAGCAGGCATTCCAACCGTCGGCAAATAAGTTTTTCTGCACTTCGTAATTGCTCACGGGTGCAGTTGTACTTTTCTTCTCTGGTAACAGCTTCAATGGACACCAATCAGGTCTTGATTTGCTTTCGTAATCATAATGTTCTTCTGTCATCAGAATTACATCATAATCTAAACAATCGGCTAATTCACACAAACCCTCATATTCAAGTTCGCCGCAGTATGCAGTTCCGAACGGGCAATCATAGCAATTCTCCGGTGTATCTATCACTAATACTGATTTACTCATTTACTTCACTTCCTCTCAGCATTAGGCTCAACGTATTATATCCCGGACAACCTTTGTATTTCTCATCCATACGTTTTTCTAGTTCATCTAAAAGTTCCTTCTTTTCCTGTTCTGTCATTGTGTCCTCACTTTCCATATCTTTTCAAAACTTCTACAATTGCATTAATGTGCTCTGACAGTGCATCTAAATCTTCGTCTTTAATTACTCTCAGTCCACGGCTCGACTTAAAATCTTCAATGGCATATACACCATCTTTGATTTCCTTAAATTTCTTTGCCATTTCGCTTTCTTTTATGGCTTCGGAATCGTATTTGTATAACACTTCATGTTTATCGCATTCTCCAATGTCGGTTTCAATTTTGGTTCGTTTAGGAGTTATGCGTACAATCTTTGCCGGATACACCATGACGTGTCTAAAATTTGTTCCCCATCCGCACCGTACTTCTCTTGCAACTCCAACCACGTCTCCGACTTTTAAATCATCTTTATTTATCGGATTTAATTTTCCTATTACCATCCTCTTGTCATCCTCACTTTCCCCATGTAAGTACCTGCCCGTTATTCTGTAAATAAATCACCGGCGCAGCTTTACGCTCCATATCTCTCAATCAGCTCCTTATAATCATCACAAATCTGAATGTGATGCTTCTTTTCCAAATCATCAACCATTTCAGACAATGATGTTTTCCCAGAATTAATATCATTGATGTAGTTATTAATTCTTTTTACGGACTTCATGTAGCGTTTCCATCCCCATCCATGCAATTCGTGCATTACATAGAACAAAATCACAAAATTCAGCACGTCAGACCAGTTCTTTCCATCCTCGAACCCATCATCAAAGGCTTTCATCTCCATCTCTTTTAATTCTTTCTGGCAGTTCTGGATAGACTGCGCAAACATATGAGCCTGCTGATTCGTATACGGAATGAATGCTTTCTTTTTCTGCTTGATTTTTAACTTTCCCATCCAACAGCCCTCCTTATGTTTTCTGTTAAAGCATCAAACTGTTTTAACATCTTCCGACATCCGTTTCTGGTCACCTGCATATCTTCGGCAGAGTCATCTATCCAATATTTGCCGTCAATCAGATAGCTGTTATCCAAGAATGTACGGAATCTGTATTTTGTAAGTCCGAATTTATTCATAATTTCTCTTTGCGTCAAGGGCTCTACAAATTCACCATCTGCTGTAACAATGTCATAAAGTTTCATTTTATCTCCTTGTTTATCTTTCTTATTCCGTACCCAACCGGAGTATATGCTCTGTCAGTGCTGGGGTGGTTCGTTTTGAGCAGGTCATCATCAATCAACTGATTGACATGCTTCCAGACCGTAGCTCTCCCGGCATCCACTCTTTCAGAAATCTCTGTAATCGACGGTGCATATCCAACCAGTTTGATATAACTGACGATATACATATATATTTCTTTTCTGAGAGCCTGTCCCTGCTCATATCTGTTCTTTGTGTTGTGCATTCTTTATCAATCCTCTCTGTTTAGAATCTAATAGCTTATTAAAAGCAACTAGACAATTCTTAATAAACTGTTTATCATTATTATCAGGGCACATTTCCGCATACTCTCCAAGTTCTATCAGACGATCAGTGGCCTGCCTGGAATATTCGTCTGTAAGTTCAACTAAATAGAAATCTTTTATAGCTTTCCAGAATTCAGTCATGAATTTTTGAATATACGGAATATCCTTTGCTTCTACTTTTATTTTTACCGTCTCCTTTGAATATTGTATACAATATACTGTATACGCTCTATTTAATTTTATTTTATAAATATAATATATTTATATTATTTTAATATAAAGTAACCCACAGTAACCGAGATGTAACCGTACTAATTCGTGTAAACCATTGATTTTACAGGTAGGTAACCGAGTAACCGAGTAACCCTGACTTTCTCATATAGGGAAACTTTTATACTCAATATGCACATATAAATACTCATATATATATGCAGAATCAAAGGTTACCTAGGTTACCCGGTTACCTTTTGGACGAATTGTTTATCAATCAAACACAATATCGTCCGTAATCTCAAAATTATCATTGCAATTCACGAATCCTTTTGGAATTTCGTCTACAATTTTCAAGAACACGCATTTAGTGACAATTCCATCCAGTTTCTTCGCCTTGGTCGGATAACCTCTGCTGTCGGTTTCCACAAGCCCCTTCTTAACAGCCCATGACAAGAATGCCTTTCTGGAGAATCTTCCAATTTTGCACAGATCATCAAACGCTGCGCTATAAATTATTGCGGTTGATGTCTTCTCTACCGGATCATTGTCAATAATTCCCCATCTTTCTGTTTTGATATCTGGGTTATCATCGAACTTAATTCCGTTCATAGCAATCTTGTCAACCACGAACCAGTAAGCGCGTTCATTTTCAGACACCATTTCTTTCTCTGTCAGGAGACTCTTTGCAGTTTCAATGTCAATGTACTGACCATCATGGAATAGCTGATCTGTTGCAATCTTATCTGCTGCCAGAATGATACTCATAGATATACTCTGCTTCTGCATCTTGTCATCGTCCTGTATAAGCCCCTGATAGTGCTTTTGCAGGGCTTTTATATCATCAATGGACATTTCCTTGACTGCGTTCACAAAGTCGATTCCTGCATATCCGTAGTTCTTTTTAAGAGTATCTGCGGTAAGCTGTGGATCATCAAATATCTTTTCAGAACACTCGACCTCAATAATTCGGTTAATTGCTCCGCCTTGGCTGACGTATCCAGCAAGCGGACGCTCACCATTGGTCAGAATGCAGTTCTGCCAGCGGTTCTCCCGGCTCACGCCCAGTTCTTTATTAGAACGGCTTTTTCCTTTTCCTGAGCACAAATCGTATACAATCCCTTCAAAGTTATCCCTGATCTTGGCAGATACCTTGGAAGTATCATCCAGAATTAGTGGAAGATTGTTGAGCATATCGGACTTTGCTTCCAGAGCCACATCTGTTGTCTTGAAGTCTCCTATGTACCTTGATTCGCCTGGATTTGCCCATACGGAAGCTCCTAACATAAGCGTCACAGTCTTGCCACCCTCAGTTTCTCCCCAGAGGTCTACGAAAAATGGAAGGGCACCGACCAGTTTGATTAGAATACTAGCGAAACTTGCAGCCAGCATGATTTTCGGCTCTATTCTTCCAGTAGCGCGAACCTTCTTCACGTGTTCATACCATTCTGTTCTGCTGCCACCTACGCTGATGCTTTCGTATAGTTGTCGGAACCTCATATCTCCATCGAATACAATATCCTTGTCATAGGGAAGAAAATAATCCCTGATCCACCCGATTTTGCTTGATGAATACTGAATGTTGATATAATCGTCATTTGCATTCTCAACGTCTGACAGATACCGCACAAGAAACTTCGCATTCTCAGATGTTACTGAAATTCCAAGCGCAGATAAGCCAACGATTTTAGTGGATGATGCAACCATGGTTTTCGGTACTATAACCTCGGACCATTTGTTGTTTCTCTTATAGATTAGCTTTATTTGTTCTTCTCCAGTCTCCAGATTCTTCATTCGTTCAATCGGAAGAATAGGATGATAGCAAGCTATAATATCCGGCGATCCTGGATTAGTATTTGATATTCTAATCCCATCATCATCTGCTACCCAGTTAAGACACTTCATTCTGTCATATTCACAATCAGAGAAGTTAGTCCACTGGTCCAGCATAGACACTGTTCTATTGTTTTTCTCTTTTTCGATTATCTGCTTCTGTACTTTTGTGTAAGCCTTCAGCAAATCTTCGAATTTTTTCTTTACGCCAAGCTCCTTGGCTCTATCCAGAAGAGTCAGCGTAAGACGCGCCTTGTATATCTCGTCTTCCTGACTGAATATCTCGTCAAACACTTCTTCGTCCAGAATGGAATCCTTCGTGAGCTTGTTTATCATTTCCACTTTTAATCACCTTCTTCCAGCCCTGTTATGAATCCATGGTGATATAGTTCAAGTTGTAACCTGTTCCACGCCTCACACCATCCGTCAGACAATGGTTTCACCCTGTCAAGGATAGCCCGGTAGAAATCTATATCAGACAAGCATTCTTGCAACTCGGCCTTTTTCTTCCATTCTTCCTTTTGCCTCATTTCCATCTGCTTCTGATGGTGATATATTGCCATTCTGGAAGAAAAATCTGGTTTCTGGTAAGTTCCTCCAAGTATGGTAAAAGCTGTCTTAAAATCGCAATTATCCATGCTCTGAACGAATGTAAATATGTCGCCTGTTGCACCACAACCAAAGCAATAATAGCTGTCTTTGTAGATTTTCATGGATGCAGTACGGTCACCACTATGAAAAGGGCACTTTATAAATCCTGCTCTGTTTGGAACCATGCCATATCTGTTCAGAACGTCCCTCATGCTATTCTGCTGTTTAATTGTTTCTTTATCCATTTGACAGAATCTCCAAAATTCTTTTGCCGGTGTCTTTCTTGTCGCAAAACAGAAATTCAACACCATACTTGCGCTGCATCGTGCAGAGAATCTTATATAGGACATCTCCATGCATAACTTTCTGTTCCTGATCTACCCAGACGCCATTCTTTTTAACTTTTTTCTTTGCCCGGGGATTCTCCCACCAGAGAACATCATCCAGTTTTTCAATTCCTTTTCCGTGCTCGCACAGGAACACAAGTTTTATTCCTGCTTCGTTTGCCCGGATAATTTCAGCACGGAATCTTTCATGCTGCTGGCACACATTTCCGCATAATTCAGAGAGATTTTGCTTTCGGTCAACAACCAGTCGAGGGTTGTCGTAATTCATGTAATCTCCGACGTAAAGCTTTGACACGAACCATTTTTCTCCTGCTACATCAAATGCTTTCTTAATGCCATCAATAACCTTCTGATGTTCCCTACTGTCAATTTGTATCATGCGAACGGAAACTCCTCGTCAATTTCATCTGGAATATTCATAAAACCATCCGGGTCTGTTCCTGGACGCGGTGTCTTTGACTTCTGCTGGTTCTGATTAGAACCTTTACTTTCGCCAAACTCAATTTCTTCCACGACAATGTCTGTCGTGTATACCTTCTGCCCATCACGATTGATGTAGCTACCGGTCTGAATTCTCCCGGATAAATCTGCTTTCGTTCCTTTAGAAAAATATTTCTCGATAAATTCTGCCGACTTTCCGAAAGCGATACAATTCAAAAAATCTGCTTTCTGATCGGAACCCTCTTTCACAAATCTTCTGTTTACCGCAATAGAAAATCTTGCAATAGATGTTCCATCATTGGTGTACTTGATTTCTGGATCACGTGTAAATCTTCCTGTAAGAATTACTTTATTCATGCCGTTACTCCTTTTTCCGTATGCTGTTTATCATAGTCAATTAACATCTTCAGACATTTCTGACCTTTTTCCTTGGTAAGAGACTTAATATCTCTTACTTTAAATCGAGTCTTAATCTGTTCCAAAAGCTTAGCTTCCGGGTACTTATCAATAATGTTTTTAATTGACATAGTAGCCTCAGAACTAATCATCTCGGTTTCTTTTGCCGGTTCCACTTTCCTGCCGGACGTTTTTTCTTTCTCTCCTGTGTTGGTAGAATCACTGTCTTTGTTATCATCAATACAGAACAGCCCGTTTAAAGCGTATTTTCTGGCATAAGATGAAGCTGCACCTGTCACCTGCGAAGAATCCATGCCTTTCTTAGACTCTTCTTCCCTTGCATAAGCAATGGTTGTAATCTCGCCGGTGTCTTCGCAGTCGTTCAGATGAGCTTCTGCTCTGACATATATTCTGTCGCCAACAACTTCCATCCGATCTGTGACACTTAACACAGCCTTCGTTTCTACCAGAAGCGGTTTTACAGCTTCCAAAATATCCTCGCAACTTCTATATTTGTATTTTCCGAAGGAATTGTACTGTCCTTTAGGGGCTTTCAGCTTTGACTGAATAATACCTAACTTCTCATATATATTCACTTCTATTCCTCCTTGTCATAAACCACATGTTTACTGCCCTCAATAATCAGCAAACTTGCAATATCTTTCATCGATAAGGTTGATTCGTTATAGATTTCGACCAGTGCGTTGTATGCGTCTGATGAAACCTTTACAACCTGATTATCTTTCCCAGTTACCAGTTGCTTCTTTCTTGCCGGAATACGGATTTCAAATTCACTCACCGATATTTTCCTCCTTATATGATTTCTGAGCCGTTAAAAGCCCATTTAAGGCTTGTACGTAACTCGCCAATGTTCTTGCCTTGTATGATTCTTCAATAGGATTATCCGGGACTGTGGCAAGCTGTATATCAATCAATCTCAGAACCTCATTAATTCTCTCATCCATGTTCACACCGCCTTGAAAAAGCAGTACAGGTTATCCGAAGCGTCCCCGGACTTCTCTCCATCAATGTCTTCAGCTTTGTGATACTCCACATGGTCCAGAGACATGTCACAGTTCTCATAATCCAGAATGTAATCACCTCTGGACTGAAGCTCTCTGAGCAGCTCGTTGATACATCCTGCTATCTCCAGACCGGGAAGAAGTTTCATAATTGCTATCTGCTTACTCATTTGGACACTTCCCATCTATCAGAAGTTCCAACAAGAAAGCTTTGATTTTATTAAGCTTTTCACGACTTTCTTTCTCGTAAAATGGGTCAAAAGATACGTTTTGGTACAAATCCCACTCGAATTCGCCGTCGGGAAGGTCAACGTCTTCTTTTCTTTTAATTCCCCTTACGTTCAGACCGTAGCTTGAATAATCAAACGTAATACTAGCTGTCGGAACTTCGTTCACAACTCTTTTACAGAGTTCATAAATTTCATCAATCTCTTTCTCGAACATCTTCTCATCCTCCTTATTTCCTACTGCCAGTCTGCTTTCATCTGGCGTACCGCCCATGCTGCCGAGATACCGAAAAAGATGTTTAGCCAGATAGGTATATCCACATATTTCCCGGCAAGCATACAAACAGCAATTAGCATATATTCTTTCATTTCATTTCTCCTGCAATCCACACAAGGTTGCTTGCCACCAGTGCGGCGACTGTCACAATCCATGCAGTGAACCATCTTTTTGACTTTTTCTTACTTTCTTCGACAATTTCAGTCGCAAGTACTACTTCGATGTCAGTCCATGTTGGCTGATTTTCGTTTCTAATTTCACTCATATCGTGCTAATTTCTCCTTATTTTTTCTTATTTGTCTTTACAATTAGCAGATAGAGAACTATAATGTATCTATCCACTAAGGTGTTTTAGTGGTGCAAAGCTCCGGGGCGGAGGTGTCGACTCCCTCCGGGGCACTCACTTATTGAGAGCCTCTTTGCCTTTCCAGACATGACCAGTTACTTCATAGACTTTCCTAGGGCTTATGATGTATGTGATTCGGCCACCGGAAAGGCTTTTTGCTGGCTTGTTATTCTGCACAGCCACGCCGATCGGCAACCATCCATACACAATCCCTGCCCGGATTGCTGTAATAGGAAGTCCAATCAGTTGACTTGCATCGGCTACAGTCATATTCTCTGAAGAGAACTCTGGCATCTGCGGAATGCCTGATATGATTCTTGCCACTTCAGCGGCGAAATCATGTACTTCTGCATTTTCTTTGATGTAAGTATCAACTTCGCTCATTTTATGCTCCTTTCTTGGTTTCTTTCTGGTCAGGATCATCTGACTTATTCTCGGAAAAGCTTTCCGTCTTACCAAGAATGTATCCCTTGTCAAAATCTGACATATTAGGAATCGCGTTTTTCAGTTTTTCAACGATTCTTTTTTCTTTTTCTGACATGATTTTCTCCTCTCAAAATTTATAGTCTTACTCCGCTTGGACACCTGGCTTTGAACCTGCCATCATCAGCACCAGTAGGTTATCTCTGGTGGACGGTCATTTCTGACCGTTTCGGCTATTTCAGAATAATTTGCAAGGTACAAATATTTTCATCCACAATAGTTCGTATTGTTTCGATTTCTTTATTGAGAATTTCTTTCGTTTCGTCCTTTTTCAGAAATTCTTTATATCTGCTGGTTTTAAAATATAAGCCAAACATTTTTAATTGCACCTGAATTCTTGTATCTTTATCTACCACCTGTAATAATTCGTTTAATGTCATATCCTTTTTCCTCTCTTTCTTGCGTTGCTTTGTTTACCTTGTAAACACAGTATAGTCCCCCAGACAACATTTGTCAATACTTTTTTGTTGACTTTGTAAACATTTTATGATATTCTATTTTTAGAAAGGAGGAATTAAATTGAAAGACAGGTTTAAAGAGTTGCGAAAAGAATTAAACGTAACTCAGCAAGAATTTGCAGACAAACTAAAGATAAGTAGGAATTTTGTAGCGCAAATTGAAATGGGAAGCAAAGTTCCGTCAGATCGGACTATTGATGATGTTTGCAGAGAATTTAACGTAAACGAAGAATGGCTCAGAACTGGAAACGGAGATATGTTTATACCCGGAATTAAAGACAAACAAATTTCTGCCATGCTTGCAGACGTAATGAAATCTGGAGAAGATTCTTTCCGACACCGTCTCGTGTCTGCATTAGCCAGATTGGATGATGAGGGATGGGACAATTTAGAAAAACTTATTGACATGATTTCTAATAAGTAAAAAGAAAGACAAGGGCAATGCGCAAACCCTTGTCTTTTTTAATGTTATCCGATTAGCCTTTTCACAAATATATAAATCACTTCTATCCAATGATTATTCGTGCATTTTTCAATCATCTCAATAATTTCCTTCTTATAATCCATAATAACCCTCCCTGTCACAACTACCGCCTACACTACAATATATGTCCGGCTGTGGGAAATAGAACCGAACATTAGTTCGTTTTGCTATTATACCACCAATCCCGACTCTTGGCAACTGCCAATGATATACATGGATTTTCGTTATTTCATACATGAACTTTGCAATCTCAAAGAAAATTATGCTTTCGTAGAGGAAAAATGCGAGATCGCAAACTTTTCCACTACTATCGTCTGCATGTGGATACTTCTGGACAGAATGGTCCTGATATACTATATACGAATGAACTATCTGCATATCTTTCTGATTATTGTTGGAAATTATCTTTTGTGGGATATGTGTAAGACTAAATACCTTATAGCTCAGCAAGAGAAGTACAAAGCACTTGAAACATTTCTTTTTCATCTAAATCACTCTATTTTATTCTAAATCTTTACAATATGCTCTTAAAATGATAAAATAAAAATACCACATATAACCGTACTTTACATAATATCGCAAAATCAGCGGTACAAAATACATAATCCGCATAAAAAGTGCGAAGCGTGGCGAAAACATATCAGGAGGGTGTTTATCATGAATGAAAAGAAAAAATATTGTAAGCACTGCGGAGAACTTATTGACGACGACTGTGTAGTGTGTCCTAAGTGTGGAAAACAAGTAGAGCAGTTGACTTCTAATAATAGAGATATCATCATTAATAATTCCGCATCTTCCTCTGCGTCCTCAGCGGCGAGCTCAGGTGCGCCGTATATAAAACGGAAAATGCCATGGTATCTCAGTTGGTTCTGGATTTTAATATTAGGTGCTTGTTCTGGCGGAATATATTGGATTGTTGGAATTATAATGAGATCAAATTGGAAATCAAATAATTAAATAAAAAAACCGCCCTGGCATTGGCGTACCGGGACGGCGTTTATACATCTCCGGAGAGATGCTATATTCTGGCAAAACATATTGTATCATCTTCGGAGCAGTCGAACAACCCAGAAAATTTGTTCGGCTGTTATTTTTATACTCAAACAACCGTTTAAAGAAAAGAGGAATAAAAATGGCGAAGAAAAGAAAGAAATATCCAAAACTTCCGAATAACTTTGGCTCTATTCGGTATCTTGGCAAGAACCGGAGAAACTGCTTCGCAGTGCATCCACCAGCTACACTGGGCGATAATGGTAAACTAAAACGTCCACCGGCGATCTGCTACGTAGACGACTGGATAAAAGGCTTCACTGTCCTGACAGCATACAAAGCCGGCACGTATCAACCCGGCATGGAGCGGACTCTTGAGGTATCCCCTACAACGGACATAGATACTCTTATAAGTCGCTTGATTGCTGACTACAATACAATCAAGGGTGTCGAAGGAAAGCACCCGGGAATCAAGAAATTGACGTTTTCAGAGGTATACGAACAGTTTTATGCGTGGAAGTTCCCAGAGGGGACAAAACTGTCATACAGTTCAAAGGAAGCGTATCGGACAGCTTATACAAACTGCACTGTTCTGCACAATCGCATATTTGAAGATTTAAAGGCCCCCGATATGCAAAAGGTTATTGATGATTGCAAGCTGAAAAAGCAAAGCCAGATGGCTATTTTGACTCTGTTCAAGCAGATGTACAAATATGCAGTCTACTCAGAAATCGTAACGGAAAACAAGGCGTTATATGTCCATGTCAATGCTGATAATGACACCGAACATGGAACGCCATTTTCTGATCAGGAGATGCAGGTGTTGTGGAATAATACCGACGATCCAGAAGTGCAGCTCATTCTTATTATGTGTTACTCTGGTTGGCGAATCGGGGAAGTGTTAAAACTCACAACCAACCTGGAAGAGAAATACTTCCAAGGTGGAATCAAAACAAAAGCCGGTAAAAACAGAATTGTTCCGATACATCCTGCCATATACCATTTTGCTGAACAGAAAGTGCTGGCACAAGATGGAAAACTATGTGTATATACTCAGCAACACCATAGAAAAGCGTTGTTCTATCCTACACTGGAACGTTTGGGAATAGTCGGAAATCCGAAACACACGCCGCACGATTGTCGACATACCTTTTCTGCGCTGTGTGAAAAATACGGTGTCCGGGAGAATGACCGAAAGCGAATGCTCGGCCACTCTTTTGGAGGAGATGTCACAAATGCGGTATACGGCCACAGGACACTGGAAGAACTCCGGACAGAAATAGAAAAGATAAAAGTTCCATTTGTGACTAACTGTGACTAACGGAACCCATTTTAATCTTTCTAAAACAACCGAAATATCATTATCGAAATGCCGGAAACCCTATTAAAATCAACGTTTTTAGCGATTTTGCAAGGATTTCCCACATTTCATTTTCATTATTCTAATTTTATTAATTGCGACCAACAAATAGAATTTAGAAAATTGCGCAAATGCCTGTAAATACAGTGTTTTTGGCACTATTATATTAGGAAACAATATTTTTATTTGTGACTAACGTGTGTCTAACGATAACAGTCTAAAACTTCCGAAATGATACAAAATATGTTTATAAATAAAGTTCCCGGGGAATTAACCCCGGGATGTTTTTATATGGCAATCAAATCTTTCCATGTGGCGGGTCCACAGACTCCGTCCACTTCCAGAACATCTTTCCTAGATTCCTGATAAGCTTTCAGAGCGTAAATCGTGTTTGCATCTGCTGTCCATGTAAGTTTCAGGGTTTTGCCGTTTTTGCCTTTAAAGCCCCTGGCTCTTAATATTTCCTGTAAGAGAAGCACAGATGTATTTTTGTCTCCTGCTTTTACTGTCTCTGGATTAAACATATATTTCTCTCCTGTTTGTGATGTATCAGATACAATACTGTAATCCGGTGTGCAGAACTTAGTTCCGGGCATCTGACTGTTAAGATAACTCTTTGCACAGACACCGCCACCATTTGCAATAATTCCAGATGCGCCAGAAGTATTTCCCTCGATGGTATAGAACCTGTCTCCGATTACAGCCGTTACGATGCCGGTATGAGCAAAAGTTCCGTTACGATAAAAGATTACAATATCGCCAATCTTTGGATTAGCGTTCCTTGTAAACAGATTACCAAGTGTTGGGCAGTAAACATAGGGCCAGTGCTTCAACAGTTTTTTTGCTTTTTCCTGTCCGAATGCTTCCATAAAACACCAACTCACGAATGCTGCGCACCAAGGCTGTCCTTGATATGATGGCTTAATGTCTCGCCAGTACTTCGTATAGTTGTTTGAACCGGCGTTTGCAGTCTTACTGTCGAGCTGACTATTACTCTTCTTTTCAAGGTATCCAATCTCATTTTTTGCAATAAGAATCACTTTTTCAATAGCTTTATCCATTGCAGAAACCTCCTCTTTGTAATCCTTATAGAATACATCCATGTCAACGTTACCACTAATGCCGGATACTTTTCCTCTACTGGAATACTGCCAGCCTACACCAACAGATGGACGCAATCTTTCCTGTACAGAGCCATTATCACTAGCCGGATAACGAGCAATCCAGCAATCGTACTTTTTCAGGGTGTCTGACAGAACGTTATTGTACCAATCAAGATTGCAGTAGATACCGACCTTATAACCGGCTTTTTTGATTCTGGTCAGAAATGCTACTGCAATGTTCTCAATCGCCTGTTTTCCAAGGTTTCTCTGCTGACTCCATTCAAGGTCGTAGAAGATTGGAAAGTCCATTCCGCGTCCGCCAAGAACAGAAATTACGCTCTCAGCTTCATCAATTGCCTGTGCCGGTGTCAGAGCGTAACTGTATTTATATCCGCCGACAAGGATTCCATTTGACTTGCATCCTTTGTAGTTATGTTCAAAAGAGGAATCAGTTCCAGATTTTTGATGGATTCTCAATATTGCAAACTTAATTTCAGAATTCGATACTTTCGCCCAGTCTGGCTTACTCTGATAAGATGATACGTCAATTCCTTTAATTTCCATATTTTCTCCCTTGCACGTATTTTATTTCACTATTCCTGGTTTTGATTCTGTTACTGTCCCGTCCTCATTCAGTACATAGCCATCCTTTTGAAGTCTTTCAATTACCTTCTTATTCCACAGTTCAGGAACATCTGTCCATTTTTTCAGCCCATTGATTATTCGCTCTTCAAAAAATTTAACCATTATTTTCACCTCCGATTGTCGAAACTAATGTAGCCAGTTCATCCAAAGCCGAATCATGCGTTGATACAAGTTCAGCTAGACCGTCGATACCATCACCGTTAATTAGAATCTTGCGATTAGATTCCGCATTAAGCATCTGCATCACAACGTCTAACTTTTCAGACATCTCATTTATCTTGTTTGAAACTCGATTGATGGCTTTGTAGATATTTGCAATTTCCTTTTTATCCATATGCGCCTCCTGTTCTTAGCCATGCAGCTATAAATAATTCATTAATTTACTAGGATTTTAGAAACATAAGCAAGGGGCGAGGCTCTTTTCTTGACTGGCATCGGCGATGTTCGTATTCCCTGCCTCATTCACAACACAGAAGGACTCATTGGCACTGCGGCAAGGCGAACGCTCCCACCAAATCCCAGACGCATAAAAATTGCTAGTTCGTGGGCTTTTATACCTGTTTGCGGTCGCATTCTTAAAGTATTGATACTGTGTTCCTTCACCTCCAAAAGAATATGGAATGTTACCAAAAATTTCGATTTCAGATAGTAAGAACGCATAATCGTTTGAAGTCTTGATTGTACTACTCTGACCTCCCACAGATGTCAGCTTTTTAACCTGTTTCATCATGCTTTGGACATAAGCAGGTAAACATTTCTTGTACACATTATTACACCATGTACGTCTTTCACAACCTTCCCAACCGCCGCTATTCATATCTGAGCTATTCATATAACCACATTCATGAGATGCATCGAGAGAATTGTTATATTCTGTCGTAGTGTCTAAATACAGCAGGCGTTCCGTCTGAATTGTAATAGCGGCTTTGGCCTTGCCATTGATAGCAGTTACCAAGTCGTCATGTTCAATTCCGATGATCACATAAGCATAATCATTTGCTTTGTGTGACTCACTCACGCCTGTTGCATCCATAGCATTGTGATGGATGGTTCTCTTGTCGCCAACCGCCCAATATTCGCCAATATTGATTTTACCTGCGTAGTGCGCTTTAATCATCCTTGCTATTTCAGCATCCGTTCCGTCAGCGAATGTGACAATCTTCAATTCCCCTGGTTCACCGAGAAGTCTGTTTCCTGTATCGTAGTTGTATACGCCATCAGTGTTGTATGGGAACAGCACGAAGTAATATTGTTTGTCGCTTGTTAACCCTGTGACTGTATAGCCTGTGGTTTTGTATTTATCTCGAACCGTATTATCAACCACAAGCGTTCCGTCATCTGGATTTGCAGGATAGCCCGTTTCTTTCATTACAAGTTTTGTGCCAGCCCATGTAGAAAATGTTGAGCCACTGATTACCGTGTTTTCAGGGTCTTGCCATTTAATTGTGACAGATGTGTTTGCATTTTCAATTGTTGGGTTGTTTACGGGTTTAGGGGTAACGGTCACGCCTCCGCCTTTTGCGTGGAGTGTTCCGTCTTCGTCTATGAATGTTGTCTTACCGTCGGGCTTAACCTTGCCAAGAGTTTCAGTTGTAGCAATCGGGACAGTCGCATCACTTCCCCTGTCTCCTTTTGGCCCTTTTATGTTGACTGTTTCGGGATTGGTGATTCCATCTGTGTTGCTCCAGCTTATATTTCCATCGGTGTCCACACTTGGGACGAATGTAGTGCCCTTGTCTCCTTTAGGCCCGGCATCCCCAGCCTCTCCCTTTTCTCCTCGCGGCCCAGTATCTCCTTTTGCGCCCGTATCGCCTTGCGGTCCGGTAATATTTACTGTCTGGGGGTTTTCAAGTCCCCCGTCATTACTCCAACTTATATTTCCTCTGCTGTCTACAACAGGAGTAAAGGTGATTCCTCGCACGCCAGCATCGCCTTGCTCGCCTTTTGGACCAACTGGTCCCTGTGGACCTTGCAGCCCAGTATCGCCTTTTAGACCCTGTATTCCCTGCTCTCCTTTTTCTCCGGGGTCTCCTTTTATGCCCTGCGGTCCCGGGTCGCCCTTTGGCCCTTGCGGACCAACTGGTCCCTGCGGACCTTGAGGCCCTTGAATCCTGCCAGCATTGTTCCAATTTGTGCCGTTAAAAACCCACATTTCTCCATTTATTAAATACGCGTCGTTCTTCTCTGCGCTTAAAGGGAGGTCTGCCTCAGATTCTTTTGTACCAAGGATATTAAGAGATGTTCCATCATTTCCTTGTTCACCCTTTTCTCCTTGTGGGCCTTGTGGACCTTGTGGACCAACATCTCCTTTTTCACCTTGTGGTCCCTGCGGACCTTGAGGCCCTATAATATTACCAACATTTTCACTATCACCATCTGAAAATGTTATTGTCAAATTTCCATCTGTGTCGATACTGACCGCTGTGATAGAGATACCCCTTAGTGATTCTTTCTGCTCGGGTGTCAGCGATTCAAATGCTACGGTGCCATCCGCACCCTTTTCTCCCGGATCACCTTTATCTCCTTTTTCACCCCTTGGACCCTGCGGGCCAACAAATTCTCCGGCATTGACCATCTCTGAAATATCCTCAATGGAACACAATCGTCTTACATCATTAGCCGCAAATGCAATGTATAAGGCTTTACCAGATGGAACGGACGGGTCATTGCCAAGAATCGCAACGGGCTCTCCGGGACGAATTTTCGATGTATCAAAATCAGCGTACATACCGCGCCGGAATTGTATTGTATATGTATTGGCCATATTAGACTTACCTCCTTATGAAAGGAAATTATTTTTTATGTAATCCTTTACGGAATCAAGATTTTTCTGTACATTGTCATCCATTACAAGGAAATTACCTTTATTATTCTGACTGATGATACTTCCTGTGCTTTCGTCTACTTCTGAATAGGTGTAAGCAATGCGACTTCCTTCTCCAGTGCTGAGATTCATAAAACTTGTAAGAATTTTTTTCATGATATTTCCTCCATTTCGTCAATAATTTTTTTCCTGTTATTAAGAAGCTCTTTTTCGTAATCGGGTTCTGATATTTCAAGGCTTTTACTGTAGTCTGGCTCTGGCATGTCTGTGTCTATTGCCCTATCGTAAGCTGTTTCACTTGCATCAGCAAAACGCATGTGTTCATAGTCAGCTTGACGCGCTTTGACTTCAAATGCAAATTTAAGCCCCGGAGTACCTTTTACAGTGAAATATGTCTGTTCTTTTTGGTCTACCCAACAATCTCCATCTCCTTCCTTTTGCAAGAACACATAATATTCAATCCTTACATTAGTAGATTCTTGGAATATGTCATCTATGTCTATCAGACATGTGCCGTCTTCTGATATGGATGCTTCTCCGATGTCTCCAAACATGGGGGATGCCATTTCGTAGCAATAAAACGCCTGTGTACCATAGTTTTTTGTTGGAAGGATTCTTTTCTTTGTTCCTCGGACACTTAAATCTGCAAGGTCTGTTCCCGTTCCGATGCTATAGAAATGGCCACTGGCTTCTATATGTGTACCTGCTGTAACTTTTTTTGATGCCGAAACACTGTCTGCCGAAACGCTGCTCGCCGAAACGCTTTTATTAAACGAGGCTGAACTTGCATGTACGGTTCCTGTATAAAGATTGATTCCTCTAATACGCGTTCCATACAATGTCCCGTACCCCGGTACATATATTCCTGTATTCGTCTCTGAATAGATCTCTCCAGTTGAAGCATCTAGCGTTACTTCTCCATACGCGCCACTTGCTGAAAGCTTTTTAATTCCAACTTTCCATCCTGCTAATTCACCTGTGTTAATATAATCGGCATTCATGTACACATTACCATTCGATAGATACAGACCTTTATTACTGCTGTTATCGCTTAACACATCAATAATCTCTTGTTTTGACATTTTCCCTATGTCGAGATCACTAAGTGCATTGTCTGTATAGCGATTCGCATTCGATAACGCTGTCGAAGCTTTATCTTCCGCAACACTATATATTGTGTCGCCGTTTGCTAACACGAATGTATTAGGTCTGAGCGTAACATTTCCGTAGTTATCAATCGCAAATGTTGACGTTCCAGAACTGTTTGTAACGTTGATGTTCTTCAGATTAATCAAATCAGCTGAAATCTGACCTGATTTAATATAAGAAGCGTTTATATACAGATGTCCGTTCTGCATATAAATTCCCTCTTGCTTACCGTTATCCGTTAAAGCGTTAAAAACTCTTTCAAAATTGACAATTTTTTCAGCGTCCAGTTCCTGCCAAGTGCCATCAGTCCCAGAAAACATATATACCCGGCTCGTAGAAAAGTTCATGAAAATCGAGCCGTCATGTTTTTTATATTCTTCACTTTTCCACTCAGATGCCGGATAGTTCTGCAATGTTGGTACATACGTGCCATAATAGTTCGGGATAGTCACATTATTTTGAACTGCCCCATCCACAACATCCTTGGCGATCTGTTCAATAGTTCTACTTTTCAGCGTAAAGTTTTCAACCTCTAATGTGACAGCACCTGTGTCGGCATCTATTCTTAATGTCGTATTCCCGTTATTATCTTTCGCTGTGAATCCTCTTGTGTTAATCCATTCTGATTGAATACCGATGGCATAGAGAATATTCAGAACGGCATCTCCATTACTATCAAAGCCGGCTTTCCATGTCTGACTGCCGTCTACTGACAAGAAGAATCCATCAGCACTTGTCTTATAAATTACTTTAGAATCAGCAAGTGTAGGCTTATCATGCCGGTACGTAATTACGGAACCATCTTCTTGTACTTCCTCTGTATAGAAGAAACCCAGCGTGTTTGCTGCAAGCTCGTTCATTTGTTTGAGCTTTACGTCATAGGCAGATAGTTTCTTTTCTATATCTTTTTTTGACTGCTCTACCGCTGTTTGCTGATCACCAATAAACTCGCTTGCATCTTCTTCAGCACTCTTTGCGCTACAACTCCATGATGTTGAACCGCCGAACACGAACTCTATATCTGTCACAAACGATCTAAAGACACGATTCTTTGTATCAATAAATTCAACTGGATCGCCAAAAGTGGCGTATCCGTTGGCAATTCCGTCGCATGAGAAAGGACGCATTCGCAAACCGATTAATTGATTTCCAATAGCTTCGACTCCTGCCTGTGCATTGCCCGACAATAGCTGATTGTCAATAGTAATCACATAGCCGTCCTGACCTGACATATATTCGGTCTCATCTTCTACATATTTGACACCTGTTACAATAACATCGTCTACGTCATATTGTAGATTCTGAATTGAAAATAACGCGTGATAATCGTTATTGCTTAACGTACCACCATCAATCACAGTCCCCATTGTCCATGGATTAAGCGTGCCGCCATCCAGATCATCACCATTTGTCCAGTTCTTTACTGCTCCACCATCGTAAATAGTCGTATTGGTAAATGTCTTATCAAACGTAATAATCCTGAGTAAGTCATTTTCGTCGATTCTTGCATTTCCACCGGCTATCCCGGCACACATTCCGATTACTGTACGGTATGTCGCATTAGATGGCGCTTTCCGAATCTGAAAGTCCGCATTTGGAAACATTGCATCTCCAAGAGTGATTCCACATTGCTGGCAGCATTCTGAGAGCAGTTCCTTGACTGTACAAGGAAAAGACAGGTTAGAATCATATGTCTTATCAGCATTGTGCATTTTATCTAAGAGAGAAAGACTTATTTCGCTCGCCGTTGCAGGCTTTTTCGACACAATGTAAGTACCTCTCTTTATAGCTTCTATCCTGTCGGATAACTGCACATTGAGAAAGATAACAAACCTTGCGGCGTTAAAATTATATCCGTCAAAGCGCCCGTCATCATTTACCAATGATAAACTTGCCGTTTTTTCTATTGCTACACCCACCGGGAAGTCCCCAGAGTCTGCTGAATCTACGAGACTATTTCCAGACAGATAAAAGTCTTTTTTGCCTAGCTTAAGAGTTGTACCATTTGACAATGTAACATTTGCTGTCACGTAATAATTTCTGTTTGTAAGAGATTCTTTCTTCAACTGAGTAGATACATTTATCAAATCGGCTCAATCCTCCTTACATTAATAGACAAATCCGTCCACTTTTCTTCCCCGTCTTTCAAAGTTTGCGCAGCCATATTAAAATTTGATGCGTAGAATGTTCTGTCTATCCATCTTCCCGGAACAGTTGGGTCTTTGTGGTGGAATGTAAATTGGCTCTTGTTAAGTACAGTATTTAGTATGGTTGCTATTTCAGCCCATGTAAGCTCGCCCCATTGCATGTCATACCCACCAATTGTTCCCATTGGTGTATTGTGCATAATCAAATCCTGACTTCTTTTAGAATCTTCCGTAGAAGTGGTTGCGAACACCGGCTTGTAGCTGTCCGGTGCTCTTATAACAACGTTGTCTATCTTGAATTGTTCCTGCGCCATATTCTTCTCCTTATGCTAACTCAAATGGGTTCTTCCCGTTCCGGTTTCTTCTCATTTCAGCTTCACTAATAATAATATCTAACAGTTTTCTGCCAGATGCATTAACTGTAACATTGTAGGTATTTCCGTCTCCCTGTCCTTTTCCTGATTCTTCCCGGACGATCTGACGCAACAGGCTTTCCGGTGCTTCCAGGTTATTGCCTTTCTTCTGATCGCCTAATACCGCAAGGAATTCTGACCTTGGTGGAATAACTGCACCACTGGCCAGATATGGGATAGTTCCGATACGTGGAAATGTTGCATGAAATCCAATAGTCTTTGAGCCAAACGGTGTTGGAACAGTCCAAGGCCCAAAGGAAAATGCAGATTCAATTCCACCAATTGCATTATTAATCATCCCAACTGCATTATTAACAATGCTGATTGCCTGATTAATCGGAGCTTTAATGAAATTAACAATACCTTCAAATGCAGATCTGACTGCATCTCTGGCGGCATTAAACTTATTAGTGATAGCATTTTTTATCGCTTCTACTTTATTAGACACGAACGTAGCTACGTTTTCCCATGTTTTTGATGTCTTGTTCTTTACGCTGTCCCATACGCCTACGACTTTAGTTTTAATTGCATTAAATACTGTGCTGGCTGTGGATTTAAGAGAGTTCCAAAGGCCAGAAAGTGTCTTTTTGATTGCGTTCCAGATTGTTGAAGTCAATGCTTTAATCGCATTCCAAGCAGTGCTGATGATACTCTTTATTATACTCAACGCGCCTTTTGTTACGGTTTTAATTACCTCCCACGCACCTGACACAACATCTTTGATAAAACTCCATGCTCCATCCGCAATCTCTTTTATTCCCTGCCAAGCCAGTTCCCAGTCTCCCGTGAAAACGCCGACAAGAAAATCAATGATTCCGCTCAGCGTGTCTGTTACATCACCAATAATTTTAATTAATGATTCCAAGACTTTTATTGCTGTGGTTCCTACAACGTCAATTATCTTTGCCACAACCGGAAGCAAATTTGCGATTATCCAGTTAATCAAAGGCACTAACACTGACTCCCACAGAAGTTTCAGAGAATCAATGAGTTTTCCGAGGAATGTTTCTATCTTTAAAATCGCATCCCCTAACGGTCCCTCTAATAGCCCTTTGAACTGTTCTGCCAGTCCTTGCAAAACAGGAAGAACGTACGTGTTATATCCAGTTATCAGAGTTCCAAATATGCTTGATAGTCCATTTGCTATAGAATCAAAGAGCGGCTTTACGTGTTCATCGTATAACCTCGATATTGCGTCACTAAGGTTTTGAACAACTGTTAAGACCCCACTTGTTACAGTTTCTATTACTCCGAGGCTACCCTCGATTGCGGACTTTAAAATGTCCTTGTTGTCGATAAAAGGCTGCGCAATCATGTTAAGGATATCTCTGCCAAGTTTTGCAGCCGTTTCTGTAAGAACCATTCCGATTTCAGCAAAGATTCCGATTAAATCCGAAGTAATCTGCTGTGCGGTTTCTCCACCAAAAACTGAGAAAACATCCGCGAAGGCGACTGCAAGATTCCCTGCGATTTGCGAAATTTCAGAGCCGATATTGAACATATCTATCAGATAGTTCTTTATTCTTTGCGTGTTCTGCTTTAAAAACTTTTCAATTCCGCCTATAATGTTTTGCGCAATTGTCAATCCAATTCTGGCAAATGAACCGGCAACTTGTCCAATTGCATATGCAAATGAATCAAGAAAATTATTTGCTGCTTTAGTAACTTCTGAATCAGTAAAGATATCCTTTAAAGATTTCCATATGGAATCGAGATCCTTTTTTATTCCGTCAAAAATTGGCTCGTAATCTCCTAATCCATCCCAGAATCCTTTTGCAATTAACTTAGCCAGCTGCTTAAATCTGTCGATTATCTTTTTTAGCGGTTTTGACATCTTATCAAGAACCGTCTCGCCCTCTGCTACCTTTCCGTAATCAACATTTTGTACAGCATCTTTCATCTGATCTGCAAGTCCGCCAGTTGCGCCCGGTACTTTTGACGATGAATCCGCACTTTTATCCGTTGAGTAATTATTTATTTCGTCGAGAGGACTAAGATATCCTTTTGCCGCCTTAGTGGCTTTCTTAGTTGCGTCTGCTGTATCATTTGTTGCATCTGCCAGCTTTTCGGCATTGTCGGCAGCATTTCCATATTGGTCTGCCGTATCAGCTATTGCATCTGTTCCGACAAGACCTGCACCACTTGCGCCTGTCTGGCCAGATGATTTCTTTCCGGTGATTAATTCCGTAAATGACTTGAAGGCATTCGCCAGAGTTGCCAGTTTGCCCAGTAAAATATTAATAACTCTCAAAACGGGAGTGAAGAGATTGATTAATCCCTGTCCGACTGTTGCCTTGAGAGATTGTAACTGCAGCTGCATCACTCGCACTTGGTTCGCCCATGAGTCAGATGTTCGAATGAAATCACCAGATGCGGCAGATAGCTGTTTCTGCACAAAAGCCAAACGAAGAGCCACTTTCTCCTGTTCAGTCATGGCGGATGTGGTTTTACCATAGCCATTTGCCAGCGCGAACTGGTCAAGCGCGCTTTGTGTCATAACGACCCTTTATACCCTCGGTTTCCCGATATTTATTAGGGGAGTAGACTATCTCTTCATCCAAATAGGATGCATGGCACTTCGGAATAGGGAATTTCGCCCTAAGCCTACTTCCTTACGGAATAGTCGTTACACTTTCATCAAAAAAGAGCCTCTTATTGAGACTCTTCGATGCTTAGCACGGTATTACCATGATTATTTAAATTTCCATTTGAATCCATATGCAGTACGATGTCTGTGAACATTATTGCATACTTTAGATATTAAGCCTTGGTCATATCCTGTTTCTCTACAAAGGAAGTTCATCCCCTCCCATTCTCTAATTACATTTCCATCTAAATCACATTGTAGAACCACTCTTTGCTGAGTTTTTCTTAGCCGTTCTACTCTCGTTCCATAAGCATTATTTTCTTGAACAGTACACCATTCAAGATTTTCAACACAATTATTCTGCTTGTTTTCGTCAATGTGATTAATAGAATTGCAACCATCCGGTTTTTTAAGAAAAGCATTTGCAACCAATTTATGAATTGTAATCGTTTTCTTTTTGCCGTCTTTATGCAAAGAGACTATTGGATAACCGTAAGTATCAAGTGCAGGAGAATAAATTTTCTCTGGTACTTTTCTTGTATACCATTTTGCCTTGCATCTACGCTCAAGGCTTTTTATTCTTCCCAGATTGCTTACTTGATACAGACCTTCGTAGCCTTTAATATCTTTCCAAATTTCTTCACTCATGGAAATCACCTCCTATAAATATTATATCATATAGGTGTCATAACCACAAGTTTTTTAAATAATTTTAGGCTTTTACCGTTAGCATTGCTCATAAAGCAACACACCGAAGATTTCTTCGTTCACCATGTTATTCAATACACATTGCTGTGTAAGGGAGCTAATTGTTAACCCAAGTCTTTAAGTGTTTCCGTTTCTCCCGTAAACACTGATTTCAGCTTGATATAAGCCAAGTCTTGTGAAATGTTGTAGAATGATGCTACGTCACCAGTCAGCTGCGTCAGAGCTGTTGACATGTCGTAAGCCTGTGCTTCGGAGAAACCGAACGACTTAGACATTGCTCCGAACGTTCCGACATACTGTTTTGCCATGGTTTCTGACAGTCCGGCAGAGGTCATAGCATTCTTTGCAAATTCGTTTACCTTGTCCGACATGGTTGTGAATGTAACATCGACCACGTTCTGCACTTCGGCAAGGTTAGAGCCGAGTTCTACGCATTCCTTACCGAACTGCGTCAGTTTTCCAATCGCAAATGCTCCGCCAATCAGTACGCCTATTTTTTTTACTACGCTGCCAAGTCCGTTAAAAGACTGCCTGATTGCTGATACGCCGTTTTGCACACCTGATGTGTCCATTCTGGTATCAATAATGACTGAGCCATCAGCAGCCATGTGTCCACCTCCTAACTATTTGAGGTTCAACATCTCATTCAGCGCATCCTTGTACGCTTGCTCCTCGTCGCTGAGACGTGTTTTTATATCAATAATGTTCTTATTTTCTTGATAGAATTTCTTCTCCCATTTATCGAGTTTTTCACCCTTTGCTTTTTTTGACCGGATTCCAACTACGGTGTTGAACAGGCACTCGCCAGATTCCATAAAGTATCCAAAAAACGTCCACCAGTGTATATAAGGTACTGATCTGATTTCTTTACCAGCAACCTTGTTCACAGCCGGAACGATCATATCTCCATCCTGTTCCCAGTCCATCAAACGGGGTTTGGGCTTGTTCGGGCTATCATCGAATTGACCACAATCAATAAACTCGCAAGCTTTCTGACAAGCTTCTGTAAGATGTTCCAGGGGTATGCTTTGCCAGTCCTCAAACAAAATCTGTAACATAACTACCGCTTTCGCTTGTTCATCCAGTTCTGGGTCATTCATGGCTATGAGAATATCAATAATTACTCGAAAATCCGTTCTGATAGAAAAATCCACCCCACCGATATTTAGTGAGGTGGGTAACTCATAGGCGGTCATTTTGTATACTTCTCCGTGTACTTATTGACCACTTCCTGCATTTTTTTCTTTCTCTTTTCAATCTCTGGAGTAAGTGCTTCATTGATTTTGTCAAGGACGATATAAGCGAATACCTGACCATTTCCAAAAACAGTTGTTGCGGTAATTGGTTCTTTAAATAAATCCTTAGATGCTTCATATCCGAGCATATAATTGATTTTGTCCTCAATCTGCTTATTAATCTCAGCCATCTCTTTGCTGGAAGAAACATTTTTAACAGATTCCTGAGCCTGCTCAAAGAAAGTTTCCAATTCTTCCGCTCTTGCTGCAACGTTAATGTCGGTAGGGTTCAGCTTAAATGAAGAGAACACTTCACCCTGTTTGTTTGTGAATGTGAAAAGAAGAAATCCATCATCAATGTTTGTATTAATTGTTTTTGCCATTTTCTATATCCTCCTAAAAATTATTCGCTGTCAGCTGTAAATGTGCCGGAACTGATATCAAATTTTCCTTTTACTCGTTCGCCGGTATAATTGACGGTAAACGGAATCTGATAGCCAGATGTATCACCGCCGTAGGAGGTCGGCACAACGTAGCAGTCCTGCTGATATGCTTCATACTTGCCTGCTGTGGCTTCTGTCCAAAGGTGAACCTCAACTGCTTTTGTTTTGAGGTTATCGTCTTTGAGACGTCCATCTACAATCTTCTGTAATGCTGTAAACAGATCAGAAGTAGTGTCTGCATAGAATGGATCAGCGTCAGAAGAAACTTCGTAGCCGTTATGTTTGAATGTGGATTCTCCAAGAATGTTTTTAGAGGTTTCGGTGTCTGGATTGAGTTCAACATTGTACTCTTCCAGATCTTTTCCAAGACGTTCATACTTCGGTGTCAGTCCTCCACAGAGAGAACCTGCATCGATATAATGAGCCATATATTTACGGTCAATTTTGCCTGTAACTGCCATAGAAATGTCCTTTCTGCCTATAACTTTTAAAAGGCTGTGTAGGTTAGCGACTATCTCCGATTGATAGCTGGTTGTTACTTGTTATATTACTTCATAAGTATTTTCGTAGCGTACCGTTAATGGTAATAACCAATCCTGTACACCACTCTCCTGTGGTTCTAAACCATAGGAATTATCACGGGTGATACGTTTTATCACTCGCCCCTGAGAAAGCTCAGGAAACGCATTTAAACGTGTCTCAGAGCCATTTATGATAACTGGTTCTCGGCATATCCATTTACCGAGATTATCTAGGAACTTCTGAACGGATAGCTTCTGCCTTTCCTTGTCGGATGCTGTGCGATATACCACGTAAAATGGGTACTGGCATACCTGGTGCATTACGCCACAAACATCTTCTTTTTCTGAATAAATCAAAGCTCCATTATCTGCCGAGAACGCAATTCCTGATTCCTTGCCAAGTTCTTCAAACTTGATTGTTTCATTTTCATACAGTCCCGGATACTGGTTCAGAAGTGCTTTCATGGCATCTGTCAGAATTTCGTATCCGGTTGCGTCTTTTCCGATAGGTTTATCTGCTATGCCTGCCACCTCCTGCCTGTGCTTTTACTTTGCGAACCCATGTGTCACCATATTGCCGTTTAGCGGCATCAAACCACTTTGCCTGTGCCCGTGGGTGAGCCTGTTTGGTGTATTCAAGATTTTCCTTTGCGGCTGTCCGACCAGAAAACTGACTAACGAGAACTTTCTTTGCTCCACGTCTTGCGTAGGGACTTCCAGTTGCTTCATCAACCATTCCTTTCCCCTCGTACAGAAAACGTCCATAAGGAGCCGCCGCCGCGCATACTTTCCCAGTTCCTTGTAAGGATGTACTCTCAACTCTTGTTCGGTTGATAAAGTCCCCTGTAATCATCGGCATAAACGGCACCATACTGTCCATAACCATTCCATCAAGGAGATACTGGGCTTCTTGGTACTGTCTGGAGAACCTGTCCATATTTAACTTGATTTTCATATCTCCATCGACTACGGAGAATCCTTTAAAATGATGAATCTTACTCATATCACTTACCTAGAATCTCAAAGTGTGGAATCAGTGTATATGGACCGCCTACACTGGTAATCTTAAACACATTATCCTTGTTCTCGTTCATGTACTGGTAGAATCCATTCCGATAATCACCATCAGATACCGTTCCACCAGTCCACTCACCCTCCCAGAAGAATGACTCGTCCGAGAATGTGATAGTGTCTTCCAGAGCGTTGTTAATCTGCTGTTTCCACTCTTTAGGCGGCACCCATGGAAGAATCTTGCCGCCCTTATCAGTAATGGTTATATCACCGTTCTGAACAGCATAACGAACGTGCAACTGTGCGTTGTCAGTTGCGTCTGGTCCGTACTTTTTAAGGATTGCTCCCTTGTCCGTAATGAGATCAACGCCGGATAGCACGTGAGGATACCAGTACGCATCTCCTGTCGTGGCTGATTCGTAATAGTCAAAAATCGTCACCGTTTTTTCGTACATGATACCCTCTCCTTAATATTATTCTTTCTGTACTGTCTGCTTAATAACCTGATTTACTCCGGTTGCTGACAATCCGTTAAACATACCAACCGCAACTGCCGTTATATAGTCCGTTGCCGGGAAATCCGGGATAACTCCCATCCCGACTGCTCCGAGAATCCCACCAATAACCGCCATAATCACCGGGATCCATTCATCAGAGACTCTTTTTGATGCTTTACATCCCATTCCCACGATGTAGCAAATCATAATGATTGCTATACATGAGCCTAATGTTGAAATGTCCATTATTCAGATACCTCCTTAAATTCTTCTTCAAATTCATCCTTTATCATTGTATCGAAATATCCTTCTTCATCACGCAAGACGTAGTCTCCAGGCTCTATGAGTACCGAATCTACTCTTTCACCATCTCTAAATAGAGCAGGATATGTAGAAATCTCAATGTTCGGTGAGTTAAGATTGTTATTGATTTTTACCGAATTGCCAACAAACTTTTCAATTTGAGCTATACCTTCAGGAGTGGTAAAACATTGAATAGCTTCAACTATAGTCGGTTTTTTTCGCACATATTTCATACTCTCACCCCCGCATATAATATCGGTACTCCATCATCCGTCCTTACTCCCATCAGAAGCGGCAATGCTGTCTTAAGAAGCAAGTCGTTCGTTTTCTGCACATCTCCGGCGGCGGCATACACTGCACTCCACTCTTTTGCGCCCGATGCTTTCTGCTGGGGCGTTGCGTAAGAGATGGATTCGCTGCCAGATGATACAGATGTTACAATGCCTGTCGTGCTACCACCGGTCCCGATTGCAGTTGATGTACCGCTCGCAGCGGCATTGGTAGCATTCTTCTCGGCAAGCTCAATCTGATACATTAATTCAGCCAATGAACAGACTGCCTTTTTGATACGCTTCTGTGAGCGTTCGTTTGTTGGCAGTCCGTCCACCAACCTGTCAAATGTCATTGTATCCACAAAATCACTGGCTCTTTCTGCCAGTCGTGGAAAGTCGGTTTCTGGCACGACTGAACCGAAATATGAAGTTGTGTAAAATTCATAATCTGCATAAGCCATGCCAGTTACCTCCTACGTTTGTCATTTTGCTGTTACGCTTGCACTTCCGGCATTCAGCGCTTTGTATGTTCCATCACACTCAACCACTGTAATCTTCTGCCCGGTTGCTGCCTTAATGTCGGCTTTTCCGTCCCATGTAGTCCAGTTTCTGAGATTCTGGCCATAAGTTACAGCTGTTTCAGATGCACCAACTTTGTACTTGTACACATTGCCAGCGTTTTCTTTAGCCGGATTTACAGTGATTTTTGTATCACCAGTTGCTGTTCCTTCCGCAGATGTTACTGTCAGAGTGCCGAGCGTTGGTGTTTCGTCAATGGTAATTACTGCAATTGCATCAATGTACTCTGCAAAAAGAGTAAGTCCCATAACCGCAAACGCTTCGGATACTGCTGTGTGGTAGTTGCCCTGTGTATGGAATCCGATCAGGTTTGTTTCGCCAGATACGGTATACACAAGACCTGCTCTCGCAAAGTCAGACTCGTTCGGGTCTACATAGTAAAGTACGATGTTCTCAACAGGGGTAGCAATAACCTGTCCTCTCGGAATCTCGCTGTCGGACAGTAAGAAGATTGTATTGAATCCCATAAAGTCCTTCATGTACTGGAATCCGAACTGATTCTGAATAGTGATCTCAGCTGCTCCGAGATATTCATATACGTCCAGAATGTTGACAAATCCAACAACGCCAGTCGCATTTCTGTGCATCTGTTTAAATTTGTTTTCAACACGACCCTTAGCCATTGCCAGAGCCATCTGGAATGTTGTTTCTGTGGAAGTAAGTGTACCGGTTTTCAGATAGTCATAGAATCTGCCGGTAACATCAGTCTGAAGCTGGAAAAGAAACTCGTCATCAGTCATCTGAACAGCGTTCTCATAACCGTGGTCCTTGATTGCTTCGATAGATACAGCCTTTGCGTACTTTTCGATAGTCATTTCCGCATAGGTCTTTTCTTTTACGGTAAACTTGCTGTAAGGGATTTCCTCACCCTCACCAACATTTCCACGCTGTAAAGTACCCTCTGCGTATTTGGACTTGAGTACAGCACCCGGCTGCTTTTTGATAGGTCTCATGATACCCAGAATCTCACGCAAGTGTTCCCAGTTTCTTTCGAATCTGGTAACAAAATCAATCTCACGTGCCGTTACCTGGATATCATTAGTCATAATAAGATTTGTTTTTGCTGGCATAAAAAATCCTTTCTACCCATAATTGTTAAGGTATTGGGTTAGCGGCTATACTCTGGTGTATAGTCGGTGTAAAAATCACTGGAATAACTGGATATTCTGAGCAATTGCAGCCTGTCTCTCGGACGGGTCTTTGATCGCTTCGATATCTTTTTTGGTCATACTTCCCGGTGTCTGCTGCTGTCCAACGCGAGTGGTAAATCTTGCCTGGTTCTGCTGAGCCTGCTGCTGAGATTCGTCCACAAAAGCGGATGCATCAGACTGTTTCATCTGCTCAATCAGATCATTTAATCCGAGAATTTTGCCGTCTTTCAGCTTTAATCCTGCTTCTTTGATGTCTGCCATGACTGATTTCTTTGCCGCTTCGCTGGAAAACTTAACGTCATCGAGTGCCGCTTTCAGAGCATCCGAGAAATCACGGTCGTAGATTTTTGCATTGAATTCTTTCTCTGCATCTGCCGCTTTCTGTTTCCAAGTCTCTAACTCGCTTTTAATATTTGCCGGGTCGATACCGTCAAAACTTTTTAAGGTTTCTTCTGCTGTCTCAGCACGTACTTTCCAGTCATCACGTTCTCCCTCGACTTTTGACAGAGTTTTTGCAACTTCCTTTGCATTCTTGTAATTCTCAGAGAGTGCTTTCTTTACATCTGCCTGTTTATCCTCCGGGATTTCAATTCCAAATGATTTTAAAGTGTCAATAAGTTTCTGCATAACATCCTCCTGGTCGTGTTTATTGACCTGCCGCCGCAGGTAAATGGATTAAGCCAGTTAGACCACTGGCAAGGTAATCGGAAAGGCAGGAATCGAACCTGCGACCTCACATTTACAGTGCGATCTACCACTGAGCTACATTCCATGCCGCCTATAACGGCCAACCCTCTAAAAAGAAACTGGGGTGAATTTCACTTCTTTCGCTATAGCGTAAATCCACCTGAGACATAGACCACCTGTATACAAACAGCTTAACTCTAAGCGGATTAAAGCGGAGCGCCCGGAATCGAACCGGAGACCAGAGTGCGACTCTGTCAGTTTTCCACTAGCGTACATTCCACATAACCCGGATTCCCGGGTTAGCAAGGTGTTTAACGTGTCATGCCTGCCACGAGTTGTTTCGGATATTTATTTCTTTTTTAAAAGAAAAGTATGAATAACAAAAACCTTAATCAAGGAGGTGAGCCATCTTGCGTGCCAGATGGCAAATACGCACGACAGGATTCGAACCTGTTCAACTTTCCGTTAAAGCGTGCGTACCAGCTACTAAATTAAAGAAAGGAGGATTAAAACGAAAATGTCAAAAACAACCGTTTTACTTGTGCTTCCTGCTGCACAATTACATTATAACAGATTTCTTTTAACTACCTCTCTACCACTTTTGTGTTTTTAGAGCATATCACGGAGTTTTTCTACGTATCTCTTGACAAGATCACGTTCTTCCCGGCACTCTGCATCCTTGGACATATCACTCATTTCTGTTGTAAGTTCGTCCAGATGTTCTTCCAATGCGGCGAGCATCTTTCTTTTGCAGTCTTCAGACTTGCCGGAACGATAGCTCTGTTTCTGCGTCATGTAATCGTCATAAGCATCTCGCCCATCAGAGCGGCTGTAATGCCCTCTGACATAATGTTCACCCCTTCTGGCATAAGAATTACCCCTGTCGTAATCCGGCATCATTCTGCCATCATTTGAGCTGTATCTCCCCATGCTGTCACGCTTTCTTCCACGTTCACTGTAATCGTCATTGTATCCGCCACGCATCTCATCAAGGACAGTGTTATAGTACTCCACTTTCTTGTCCCAGTACTGCGTGTTCTTTATGTCTTTGTACATATCAATCAGTTTGTATGTCATTTCCAGATTTCCGGTAGTCAGTCCATTATCAGCGATTTTGGAAAGTTCATCTTCGATTCTTGCACATAAATCCTTAATATCTCTCATAATCGCACCTCCTATGCTTCTCTAGTCACGACAATATTTGCATTCGCGACAGATATTGCCTGATCGCTTGTGTTCTCTACTGCGATATTAACGCAACATCCGCGAGGCACATCAATATAGATACCAGAGGACACATTATTGTACTGATTTACTGCTGCCGGTGTGGAAATCATCTGAGAAGAAAGAACCGGCTCACCAGAGATTGCAATAGCCAGAGAAATAGCTCCGACAGTACCGCCTGTTGGAATCGCGATGTTACCGGAGAAATCCACGAAGAATCTCGCTTTGCACTGATTAGTCAGTCCTCTCAGTGTAATAATTCCACTTCCCTCTCTGTGCTGAATACAGTTAGAACCTTTAACTGCTGTGTTTGAAAATACTACATTTCCATTTGCTGCTACCGTCTGAGCAGCTACATTTGTAAATTCTGCCATAAAAATACTCCTTTCATATCACAAAAGGACAGGTCTCAGCCTGCCCCTCTGTGTAATACGGCATAAGCCGACATCCGAAATCAATCGAAAGATACTCTCGATATGAAGTTATCAGCAATTACATCCAGTATTGCATCCGCATCCGTAATATGTGTTCGGGTTAGGAACCTGATATGCCGGAATCGGTGCCGGATTAATTGCATTAATAAGCTGCTGTGTCTGTGAAGCCATTGCAGTTGTGAGAAGCGCACTCTGGCGATCCTGAGATGCAGCACGTCTGAGATCATTGTTTTCAGCCTGTAAGTTAGAAATCTTTTCATTGCAAAGGTAGTCAAGAATAGCTCTTGTCCCTGCGTTCTGACTATCAATGATATCTCTTGTGTTACTATTCATGGTGTTCTGTAATGCGCAGGTGTTCTGTGCCATGTTGTAGTTCACGCCCTGAATTGCTTCCCTGGTTTCACAGCAACAGTTCGCAAGCTGTGCCTGTAAAGCATTGGTATTCTGCATATTAGCCACAGTATCGGCATTAATAGCCTGCTGGATTCCGAAGCCGGTCTGCATGATGTTGGTGTTGATTCCATTGAATCCGGTAAGCATACCATTATTCATGGCATAGAATCCGTCGCACAGACCGCTATTGATTCCGTCAAGCTTGCTGATTACCGCGGAGTTATCGAATCCTCTCTGAATATCTGCCTGAGTAGCTGCTGTGGCTGCATATCCACCGCCGTTGCCGTTATTGCCCCAACCATTGTTCCCCCATCCGAAGAAAGCAAAAATGAATAAAACAATAATCCACCAGCTACCATCTCCACCAAACATGCCGTCATTATTTCTACCGTTTCCAGTAGCAGCGGCAATATCTGCTAAGCTATAATTTCCATCCATAATATAATCTCCTTTTTTGTGTATTTACATCAATCTGGCCAGATTGTAATGTACTATTTCATTCCTTTCAACATGTGCTGGAATCGTCCTGCCATCTGCTGGACCTGATTAAGCTGTTGCTGAGAAATCTTCCCAGACTGTAACATTTTTTCAATTTCTGCTTTCGGGTCTCCCTTAAAATTCTGCTTAAACTGCATAAACTGCTGTATCATCTGCATTGGCCCGTTTCCCTGTGGTATCCCACCACCGAGGGCATTAAATAATGGATTACTCATCTGCGTTTCCTCCCTTGACTGCTGATTCCTGCACGGTATTAGCCCTAACAGGTTCAGAAAAAGAATTTAATCGGTTTATGATAGCTTCGTATTTGCCCTTTAAATCGTCATATTCCTGTCTGGTGACATATTTACTGTCCATGTTCGGAACAGGCTGTTTAGGTGGCATCTGAGTGCCTACCTCGTGATACTCAAACGTCCGTAATGGCTGTGGCATACCAGAAACGTCTGTAGATTTTATGTAGAACTTTTCGCTCTCTGAATCCATCAGCAAAACACTTGTCCCGGGGGCTACCAGATAGGATTTTGCGCCGACTTCGCCGGATACCCACAGGATACTATTGTTATTCTGTTGGGGTTGCTGCACTGGTTGAGTTGGCATCTGGACAGGCTGTTGCTGAAATTGATTCATCTGCCCCGGAACACCAAAACTATATTGATAAGGATTGTTATATAATGCCATCTTATGCACCGCCTTTCTGATTATATTTTTGCATAAAAAAAGAACCGGAAACAGGTCGTTTCTGGCTCTAATTAGTGTCTAAAAAGTATCAGCACACTTTAATTATTTTATTGTTTACCCGGCGGCTTAATCGTTTCGCCGTGGATATACTCACGTTCATCTGTTCGGCGCAATATTCAAGAGTGTATTCCTTACATCTCAACCGGAACAATCTTTCTTCATCCGGTGTAAAATTGCACTCCAACAAGAACCTGTCTATATCTTTCTTAGTGAATACATATAACTTCATGAGCATACCCCTTACTAATGCTAACGTTGATTCTGTGCAAGATAATTTGTAAGCTTCTGTTTTGTTTTTTTTAATTCTTCGACGTTATTCCCACTAATCTGACTGTCCAACATGGTTGATAACACTTCCAGAATTAATGAATCTCGTTCTGCGATTCTCCGAAGACTTTCATAATCTCGTCTATCATGTTCTTCCAGTGTCTCTACCCGCTTATTAAGCCGAAATGCCGGGGTAATCCATTTAAAGATTACGGCTGCCGCCCCTCCGACAATAGACACCCCTCCGCAGATTGAGAGGAATATTTGTACAAATTCTGATATGCTCATTTATTCTCCTTTTCCCAGTAATATACCGGGATCTCATTACCGGAATCCCATGTATCGAAATATTTGCCCTCTTGTACTGTCACCACATGACCATCTATGCAGAGGATATATGTGCCTGTCGGATGGTCTGCACAAAAGTCGTTGACTGTATAGATATATCGCTCTGATTGCTCTATTAGTTTGCGTTTGTACCCACGTTTATAGAGGTACGCTCCCCAAACATAATTAGCTGATGGCATATCTGACAGGGCGCATGCCTGTATCATTAATCCGGCGAATACTGTTTCCCAATCAAACCCGGTTGCCTTGCATATTGCCCGGACAGCACAATCTCCGACTCGATTACCGGCAGGATTCGGATTGTAATACTTCCATCTATCCATCAGTCAATCCCCTTTGCTGTTTTATATCTCTTTGCCGCTCCTCTGGCTTTTGCGGCGTTCTGGCGGTTCCATTTAGCTATCATGAGCCGGTCTTGCAGTTCCCTTAGGTCGTTCTGCTTGCAATATTCCTTATATGCAGCATTTTGTTTCTGCAAAAGATAAGACTTCCGGTCAAGGTCTTGTTGGAGTGCAAATCTTGCCTGTTCGTCCTTGCAGTTATTAACCGCCGCTTGCATTCCAAGGACTTCTCTCTTTGTCTTTCGGATTCTCCGCTCATAAGTACGTTGTCGCTGTTCCTTTTCGTACTGCTTTCCTTTGTCGGCTTTGTCCTGCGCTGATAGTTCTGCATAAGGATTCAGCATTCCTTCCACCCAAACCGAAAAATGATGTCTGCAATTTACTCCACATATTCCATCGGCTTCGCCATAATGACAATTTTCAATAAAATCAGGATAAGTATGTTTTTTATTCATAAATAGCCACCCCATAATTACTCAATATTTGTATATCCCCAATATTTTAATTCCATTTGTTTCCTTGCCATCACTGCTTCTTCTTTGGTTTTAAAAACTCGATCTTCTACGCGTTTTCCGCCTACAGAAATATAAGCTCTCCATTTTGAATGATTATTGTCAAATAAAACTCCCTTTATACCACTTTTATTGTTCTTGTTTAATGTTGTGGGATTTTTTATGTTTTCTACAATTTCGTCAAAAGTCCATCCATGATTAAGCCTTTTTCTTATATATTCACGATGAACGCCAAAGAAATGTTCCCATTCACCTACGGTTTTTGTATCTCCTTGGTATTTAATTTTCCAACTGCTTTGTTTATTGTTGTTTTGCCATTCTAATGGCACCCACCGACAATTATCAGGAGAATACCCTTTATTAACATCTATCCTGTCTATTGTAAGTTCTTTTTCGTACCCGCTTGTGTAAGCCCATAATAAAAAAGGTTTGAATTCTTTCCATTCATCACATACTGTTATTCCTCTATCAAAATACGCCACTTTGTTATGAGGCTGTGCCTTTTCAGATGTTCTTATTTTCATGCCTGCCCATATTTTGTATAATCGAGTTCCTGCCATTCCGTGAGAATATCTGTAGGATTTCCCTGAAAGTGGTTTTTCTTTTTTACCATTTTTAATACAAAATTCTTCAAAAGTCATTGCGTTTTCTCCTTTCAACTACATTTATCTACATTCAATTATATCATTATTTTATTTTAATTGCAAGTAGTTGAAAGTTATGATAAACTTTAGTATGAAAGGAGTTGAATAAAATGTCAAATAACAGAGGTTTAAAAAACCGTGTAGCAATATCAAATGCTATTGATCGTGAAATTTATGAAAAATTAAAATCGTATTCTGATGATACTGGAATACCTATCAGCAAAATACTCGATAAAGCAATTTCATTGTATCTCGATTCTGTTAAAGATAAGGCTTGATTTCTTTTAATTTTTCCCAGTCTATAGAGAATACCTGCCCTTGCCACACTTCATGGCTTGGGCGGCTTCCTATATGCGCTGATGTCAGCACTAAGCCATATCCCATTTCTTTCATTCTTGCCAACTGAATATCAGCGCACGCCTGCGCCACGCCAGTTCTGACAGAACGTGCTACTGCTGTTTCAATCGTGTCCTTTCTACCAGATGGATATGTGACAGTAACACCATCTGATACAACGTTATTAACTGCCTCTTTGATGGCTTGTGTATACCCAACCGCCCCTGCCATAACTCTGTTATATGCAAGGTCACATTGCTCAATATAGAGCCTCTGAGCGGCGCTTGCGGTCGTTCTTGTGAAGTTCTTCCACTCGTTCATGGTCACAAGCATATTCCGCTCCATGAGCCTTATCATGGTCGGGGACTGTTCAAGCGGTACAGGGCTTAATCCCGCCGCCTTATATACCTTATCATCATAGTTCATTGCAGTGATTCCGGCATCTTCAAACGCTTCAAGAAGTTCCTGCTGTTCACGTTTGGTATATTTGGATAATTCTGCCAGAATGTCCTCTAACAGTTCACCGGATTCCTGTAGCGTTCTGATTCTCCACGCATCGGCATTGGTTAGAATATAGTCCTCACCCCTGCCGATTCTTGCCATCATTCTCGACACGATTTCAGAGATGATATACTGATGCAGTTCTTCAGCGATCTGTTCACTGCCCTCTGTTATCCGGCGTAAATATTCAGGACTAAGCATAGTATATCACCTCTTTCATCAAAAGTCGTGGTACATGTTTTGATTTTTTACTGGTTAACTAAAGCCCTCGTCCCAAAAGTCCATGAGCCGTAAACCCTTGTATTTACAGGGATTTCCGCATATCTATTGCTATTGTCAGAGCCATCTGCTATAGTTAACTATATGGGAGGTGACAGCATGGCGAACAAGAAAAAGGACGATAAGGACAAGTATGTCAAGACCACGATCAGCTTCGAGCCAGAGCAGTACAAGCAGATGATTTCCTACTGTGAGAGGGAAGAACGTTCTGCGTCTTGGGTTATCCGCAAGGCTCTTGCTGAATGGTTTGAGAAACATGATTAATTCCTATTTGTCCCGGTATTACTGGTATATCTTAGTATGTATTAGTAATACCGAAATGCCCCTCTTTAATTAATTAATCTCTTGTAAAATAACATGTCTCAAATATAATGTTAAACGATGTTTGAGTCAATGTTGCATCTGGACTTGCATTTGTTACAATTATTCCGTCAGTACCTACATATATTGATTTTGGTTGTGTAGACGGAAACGACCAACCACCACATAGCACGGGCGTATTCATCATAGGTTTAAATGGTATCCCGGTAATTTTCATATTCCCTTTTACAACTGACCTATTAAGTGTTCCAATTATTTGACAACTTAAAATCACGAGTTGACCAATTTTTAAATACCTACAACCATTTATGCTAAAAGTTATCCCATCTGTACCACTTTCATCAAATTCCATGCTGATTGTATTGCAACTATTTGATTGGAAATTTGCTTCTGACAGTAACTCTATCCACTTGTTCCAGCCAGATGAATATGATATATATGCTTTTTTGAGTACATCATCCACAGCGACCTCACCGATAGACAGCGAATTACTAGGTTTCGCATTGGATAAAACTCTAGCATCATTCTTGAAGACAGCTGTATATGTTGGTGTCACATCTGATATATAATCGCTTGATACTTCCACATTTACATATGATTTTTTGCGGTTTTTCAAGATTTCATGAACATTTGTTATTATGACATTTGAATTATTACGATCAAACTTGCAATAGATATCAATCTTATTTCCGTAGAAAACATTACTATCTACTGCAAAAAATTCAATGTAACCGCTGCTGGGAATTACATTATGTGTCACATAAAATATTCTTGCTGAACACAACTCGCCCTGCGACATTCCTGATCTGAATATTGCTACGACTTTTCCCTGTGGCAATATATAACCATCATCAAAATTTGTCACATAAAAATCAAAAGCAACGCCAAAGTCCAAGCCACCAGCGTCTGCATACATTTCAGCAACTTTTACATAATAATTTTTATTTTCTGAATTTGTAATTGCAGAACTCATTGACTCTTGATAATGAAAAGAGCCATTTGCTCCAACCCTACACCATTTTTTGCCATTAATTCTTTCGCCAACATCAATAGTGTTACCTTTTAGTCTTAATCCGTCTTTAAGATTGACTATAGGTATGTTATTTGTTTTGCAATACGTTACAACCTCAGTCAAATCGTCAACACCGGTTTGCCCCTCTGAAAATACATCTTTCCATGAATGCATTACAAATACCAGCCATAAATTATTTTTTACAGCATACTGAATATCTGCAATCATTCCTTCTTTTGTGATTGCATTACCATCATTATCTAAATCTCCAATACCGCTTCTTCTTAATATCGAATAATTGTCAAATATTCCTGTTCGCCCCATCCCAGTAGTATTATATGCCCCATCATTGAACCTGTGTCCAGTGAGAATGCAACATCTAAATATTTTTCTTGCACATTCATCCGTGTCTGGTGTCCAAGAACCATGCGGGGCAACATAAATATCATAATCAAGCCCTCTTTCAAATAACCACTTAGATGATAATTCAAAATCAGTTTCAATATCGCCTTTTGTTACTCCGCTTTCATTCGTGACAAGGTCATTATAAGTATGGCTTGCAACCGTCCATCCATCAGATTTCAGTTCCTTGCATTGTTCGGTGGTCAACCATTGGGGGTTTACATCAGCAGCTTTTCCAATTATCGCGGCTGAAGCAGGAACGCCGAGCGGCTTAAATATTTTTTTGTAGAAAATAGTATAATCTGTTAACTGTCCATCATCCGTAACAAAAGACACCATTGGCGTACCAATTTGCCCGTATGACATATCAATTGATTCAGATAATTGAGTTTTTGCGTTACCTAAATCTTCCTTTAGTGAAGCAACATCCTTTTTATTCTGCTCGATCTGCTGCGCCTGTTCTGTGGTGGCTCCGGGCTTGACTGGATTCTTTTCAAGGTACTCATTTACTGCATTTTTGATTTCTTCCGGCGAAATCTCCCCGCCAATTCCTTTTAAACATAATTCGTATAAATACTTTTCTTTTCGCGTGATTGGCTTTGGAATTTCGCCCTTGTAATCACCTGTCAAGTACGCAAGATATTTTTCTTCCCTTGTTACTGGTTTATCTGCCATCTTTTTACTCCTCTCCGAATAATGTTGGTTCGTCTGGTTGAGCTTCTTTGACCATTGCTTTCGCTTCTTCCTCGGTCATTCCTTCAAACTTCACGAAATACAGCCATGCCGGAACCTTGCCAGTAGTCACATACTGCCACCATCTTGCACGGTCATTTTCTCTGACATAGAGAATATCTCCAAAATCATAATTGACTTCATAAGCTCCGACAGGTGTAAGTCCGTACAGGTCAGCGTAAACGTTCAGCGCATAAATAACTTCGTCCAGACAGGATTCCAGCTTGTCTCGAACATCCTTGATAAACTGCACTGTCCTCTGTTGTTCTGCTTCCACTCCCGTAGCCGTCTGAATGCCGCTAGATTCGTTAAAAACAAAGTATCCGTTGGAGAATCCAATCTTATATCCCAACTGGCTTAAAAGAGCATTTATGCCACTTATGCGGGTATCCGTGTTGAGTTGCGGATTGATTTCTTGGTAAAACTCTTTCTCGTCCTGTCCGAATACATTCTTGACAAAGTGCGGCAATTTCATCTCATTTCGCCTGTTCTCCATACCTTGTGGCGACATGGCTGATACAGGCGTACCGCTTGGCATCAGCAGTCTATCATCTGCCAGAACAATCTTCTGAGAATTAAATATTTCTCCGGCATTACGGCTGTATGCAATGTCGAGGTCTTTTAACTCCTCGATAGCTTCGGCAAAAATCGGCAATCCCAATGGTGCATTAATATCCACGTTATTCGCTTGCGGCGTCCGCAGTACTCCGTACAGAGGCCCGTCCAGCTTCTCTCCATTTGCCTTGAGAATCGGCGGCGTATCTGCCATAAGGTCAGCCCATTTGGTCTGTTTAAGGTCAATCTTATCGCCGATTGACTGAGGGGATTTTGACACATAGGCTCTATTAGAAACGTAGTACGGATAGGTCGTCACGCCATCCACGGTAGTCTCAACAAATCTATGATATTCAAGCCGTGTATAGTATTTCCGTCCAACAGTATAAGAATCCTTGAATATGATTCCCTTAATTTCCTGATTATCATAGTCCACGATCATCACATCTGCCGGAGTAAATACGTCAATGCTTTCACCATTTGGCTTAATAAATACTGTTCCATAAGCACAGCCATATTCTACCCAGTGACGGATTTGAAAATATGCCTTGTCGATCTGTTCCTGTAGCCACGTAGCCCTTGCAGAACCGTCTATCTGAATGCCGATCGCCAGCGTTGCGAGCCGAGCTGTTTCTGAGCAGACAGATTTAGCAAAATTGATCGTCTTGATATTATTCTTATCATCCAGCCATTCCGGCGCACCTCTGTAAATGTTCGCGCACCGGTTAATCAGCGATTCCATCTCTGGAAATTCTGCTGCCTGAATGTTGAAGTCCTCTTCGGCTTGTTTTTTGAATATCATATTAAACCACCTTTTTAGTGTTGTTATAAGTCCCATTATGCACTGTAACCTCTCCTGTTAAACAACGGCTCATAAGCATATCTAAGTGCCGAGATTGCATGATCATCTCCGTCAGGATAACCACTTATTACATTTCCCTCTTTGTCCCGATCGTACTCATATTCTGTGATTTCTTTATATGCGTTCGGTGTTCGCTTCGGGTCAATGACTATAGTCTTTGTCTGTAAGAATTTGAAACCATACTCGATACTTCCCGGTCCTTTGATTGCTCCTCTTGCAGGAAGTCCGGCATCCCGGAAGTCATTCACAGACTTAGGTTCCGCAGAATCACATATCATTGTGTAATCGTCATAGCCTTTTTTCTTGATCCAATCAGCAGTCTTAGAGTTGCTCCATTTATTTACATACAGCTCGTCAATCAGATATATCTTCTCTCTGGCAGAATCATAATAAGTTCGGAGATAGCAGAAGGCATCCGGGTACCATCCATAATCTACACCAGCGAAAATGCGGTCCATGTGGCTGATCTCTTCGTCTGTAATATCTCTGATTTCGAGATATTCAAATACGTTTCCGCCGTCACCATTTGGGACACCCAGGTATTCATGCTCATATGCTTCTGGATTGACTTCCTTTAAGTGCTCTGCATCATTAAGGAATTTCTGACCTAGCCACTCTGCCGGGGCTTCCAGATAACTTGAATGATGAATAACTCTTTTTGGGTTAGGTGTGAGCTTAATCCTATTTACCCAGTTTGATTTTGATTTTGGTGGGTTGTATGATGAAAAATCATAGGATTCATCACCACCACGAAGCACTGACTGATTAACAGAGCGTTCCTGAGCATCTCCCTTCATTTGATCTTTTTCTTCTTTCCAGAGGATTCCAATGTAGCCAAACTCCGGCTTAATGGATTTCAGTTTGGTTTCATCATCCAGACCACGGAAGTATATTGTCTGTCCAGTCTTAATATACTTGATCTCAAGTGGCGACACCTTGCATTCAAATTCTTCCATCAGTCCAAGTTCATTGATAGCCCATTTCATATTGGCGTATACGGAATCTTTCAGAGTGCCTGCCACCTGTCTTGTAATGCAGGCGTGCATCTGTGGATTATTCTTAATAAGCTCAACAATCTTAAAAGCTACGAAAGAGGATTTCAGACCACCTCGACCGCCCTCGAATACATATTCGATATTAGGCTTAATCTGTCGGTTAATATCCACGAATGCCTTGCCGAGCACTCTGGCAGGAAGTTCGTATTTGCTTTCGTCTGATTTTGATACAGCTACCAACTGTTCCCATTTGTCTACTGCCTGCATATTTCCTTTAATAGCTTTATCGTATACGGCAGCTACAATGCAGGCATTGTTATTTGCATCCTCATCAGATATTCCCATCTTTGTGAGCTTCTTTTTCGCAGTGGTCGGGGCAGGATTCTCAGCTATCATTTTTGCTAATTCAGAAAGGGTCTTTTTTTGACGGCGCACTTCTCCCGACTTAATACCGCCTTTTTTTGTTATTTCTCGGAGTTCGCTCGGAGTTCGTTCAGAATTTGGTATTAAATTTTTCTCATTTGCCATCCTATCAACATCCAATCATATCCTTTCTGAATTCAAAAAAGTCCCCAGTATAGCAGTTATATACAAATATAATACCACACTGGGGAGATTTAGCTCTCTACCACTTTTATAAATTTTTAAGTTTTTTTTTAAAGCCTGCCAATCAGTTTGGCCAGATGATAATATTCCGCCATGACCTTGCGTTTGTATCCGT